AAACTTCCCATAAATTGTAATTTGTATTCCAAAAGTTTGGGTCTGAATATAATTTTATATCGTAAAAATGACCCTCTACAAGTACAGGACTAAATGCTTCATTAAATTCTAAGTAGTTTCCTGATGTTACAGCGTTATTAATTTCATATACAGTTGTAACATTTGTACTGTCATCTCTTATAGACATAGTAAACTGAGAACCGTACGTTCTTGGTATTACTTTTAAAGCCTGTGCAAGTGCTGATGTGGTTAATACAATCATTTTATATATAACGTAATAAATAAGTTATTTTGTAGAAATGTTAATGCAAAAAAAAAGCACCCAAAAGGATGCTCTTAATTTTTAAACAATTTTATTATGGTGTTGGATTTATTTTTTCACCATCAGCTGTAATTAAATTAGCAGCTAAAAAGTAGGGAGCTGTTTCTTCTAATCCTTCCATTGTTAAAGTGAACCCTGATAAATCCCCTGCAGCAGCTCCAGTTACGGTAGTTCCTCCAGTACATTCCATACCATTTTCAAATCCACATAAGAATTGGTTACCATAGTAATCTTCAACTACTACATAAGGTCTACCAACTGCAATAATTTGCAATTCGTTTTGTGTTTTCGCATCTAAATACGTTAATGTTAAATTTAATGTTTGAGTGTAAAAAGTTGTACCGTTTTCTCTCGAACTCGTTACTGTAGTTTCAAGTGATGAATTACCTTTAACATCATACTCATACCAATCAGGTTGAGTACCTGTTATTGTAGTAACTTCGCCATCTGCACCTAAAGTAACTCCTGTAATACCTCCAAAGTCACCGAAGTAAACTTTTTTAATACCACCGAATGCCGATTTACAAGGTAAACTTCTTCCAGTTGTTAATGCACAAGCCATAGTTTATATTTTTTTTATTAAAAAAGGGTAAGTAGGCACTAACCCACCTACCCTAATTTTTGGTTAATTTAATTTATTAAGAATAAAGTACTATCTCAGACCCAATTCCATATTGTACGCCTGCAGTAAATCTCATTATTACTCTTACGTTTTTACTTCCATCAATGTCAGCCATATCAATTAGCTTAACAAGGTTGTAATCAGACATTAAACCTGTACCAAAGTAAAGATTTGACCTTTGACCAGCAAACATATAGTTGTTTGGTAAACCATTAGCAACAAATATTTTTACACCATCAATAGAAAGGTTTTCGTTACCTCCGTACCATAATGTTCCTCTATTGTCAATACCATTAGCACCAACAGAACCTACATTTTCAGTTCCTGCTACGTTAGTTAATGCAGCATATCCACCTAATGCTCTTACGTATGCTTTTGCTACGTTTTGTGATACATAGATAAATAAATCATCTTTTCCATATAATGTACTTGGGATAGCATCTACTACTTTTCCTAATTCAGCAATTACGTTTGCAGAATCAACACCACCACCTACAGCAGCAACATCAATTACATCTCCATCAGCAGCAGCTAAAGTAACTAATCCGTTAAATTCTCCTGCTTGTGCTCCACCAAGATTTCCTTGCCAGATATTGTTTTCAGTTGAAGCAGCAACTTCTTTTGCAACGTGAGCAATTAAGAAACTTGCAAAGTCTGGTGGTAGGTTATCAAAAGCTGAATAGCCCATAGATACTGCACCCCAGTCTGATTCAAATGGTGTTTTACATAATTCAAGGTTAACTTGAAAATTCTCAGGTTGTATAATTCTTTCTGTAAGAGTTACACTTCCTGCGTTAGTAAAGTCACAAGATTCATCTCCAATTAAACCAGAAGTAGCTACCTTTTTGATAACTTCTTTAAATTTAATATTTGGTTTGATTTCAATTGCACCTTGACTTAAAGTGTTACCACTCAAAAGAGCAGCAGCGATGTACTTTCCTGCAAATTCTCCTGCATAAGTAGTCGTGATAGTTGGTTGTGGCATAATTATTTAATTTTTATTTATTTAATTGATTTAAGATTATATCCATTGTAGAAGGTCGTCTTTTAGGACTAATTCTAAAATTTTCTTTTTTAGCATTACCTGATTCAGGATTATGCTTAATTGGTTGAGCAGCAGGTTTTGATAACTCCTCTTTTAATTCTTCGTTAAATTCTTCTTTAACTGTTCTTGATTTAGGTTGTCTTGAAACTTCTTCTTCGTTCATTTCAACTTCATCTTCTTCCATATTTTTTTCTCCTACTTTAGATTTAAGGTCAGCAATAGCATCTTCAAGATTTTTAATTCTTTTTTCCATTCCTGCCCAATCTTCAACATCAGCTTCTTTTCCATCATCTTCCATTTCTTCATCTTTGTATTCTAAATCCTCAGTTTCATCTTTAGATTCTTCTTCTTTTTGTGGTACTTCATCAGATACTTCTCTAACATCATCAATAATACCTTCTTCTTTAACTACTACAAGTCTACCATCTTCAAGTAGGTATTCTCCTACAGGCATAGCAACTTTTTCATCATCTGTTAAAATAAAGATTTCTTTTCCCTTTTCAAATGATTCGCTTTCTACACGAGTACCATTTTCAAGTTTTTGTTCCTCAAGTTTAACTTCTATATTAAGAAGTGTCTTGATTTGGTTTAGCATTTCAGTTGATTTCATAATTATTTATATAACGTGGTTTAATTTATTTTTTGCATTTTCAAATTGTTCTTGATATAACTCCAATACCTTGAGCCCATAAAGAGCCATCACAGCATTTTCTTGAATAAGTATCTTTGTCTTTACATAAACAAGCTCTTCTTGAGTTTTTAGGACTTGCTAATCCTGGAAAAAAGTTTCTTAATTTCTTATTCATTATTTTTGTGGAATACAATTAGGCACTTCTTTTCCATCTTTAATTTTTGTACCATATTGTTCGTAACCATCCCAACAAGGTTTTTTTAATTCTTCTGTATCTCCTATTAAAATCTGTTTTATTTGATTTAATATTTCTTCTGATGATTTTTCTTCTGATAAACCTACAGCATCTTTAGGTCTTTCCATTTTATCTGCAAAGTAACCTTCGATACTAAAACCTTTTACCTTACCTGTTTTAACATAGTCATTCCATACTTCATCATTATTAACTTTTACAGCACCCATCCAAGTTCCTACAGGTACATTCATACCATACTTTCTTGACTTGTCGTGTACTTCATCTTCAACTAACCAAGATTCAACTAAACTTAATCCTGATAATTCGTGTTGATGTTCTAATGTTGAATTGTTTTGGTTGCCTTTTGTTAAATATAATTGAGAAGCTTTTACGACAGTATCTTTTGAGAAATATATGTAATATTCATCTCCTTCGTTATTGCGGTATATCGGCTTGTTAGGCACTAATAAAGCACCCATTAATATCTTTTTTTCTTTTGATACTTCTGCTAATTTAATTTCATCACTTTTTAAAGCTATAAAATCTTCTTCTATTGCAGGACTTTCGACTATGGATATTGCTTCGATTCCAGAAGCTTCTTGATTTTCGTCAAGTATTAATTCGACTATTTTCATATATTATATAACGTATTTAATTAATAATTTTGCATTTATATAGTAGCACCTTCTACAATATTTCTTTCTAAACCTTGAGCAGTTGTTACATCATTACTTACAACGTATGCTCTAACAGGTTCACTTGCTTGACCTCCTATTGCATCTGCTAATTGACTTGTTTCTCCTTGACCTACTACATTAAATGAAGGTGGTGCTGATGGCATAGCAGGTGTTTGTCCACCTCCTGCTACAGAAGCTCCTGCAGGTGGAGTTGGTTCTGGTGTAGATGTTATTGTTTTTACGTTTGCAATACCTCCTGCAATTACTGCTGCTGCACCTATAAATCCAAATATACCACCTTGAGCTAATGCTTTGTTTGCACCTGCATAAGTATCTCTAATAGCTTGTACTATTGCAATTGCTTTACCAAACTTTGAATTTTTACCTACAATAGTAGCCATATCTGTTAATGCCTGTGTAGTTAATTGTTTTTTAGATTTATTTAAATCTTTTTCTATTAATACTTGTTGATTTGCGTTAGCTTGTTGATATGCTAATAGTTCATTATTTGCATCTGTATATGCTTGAGTTCCTTGTTGATATAAATCTCTTTTTTCTGTTAACCTTTTAGTTTCAATTTCTTTTTCTTTTTTAGCAATATCTAATTGTGTTTGAAACCTTAATACATCATTTTCAATTTGGTCTGCATTAAATTGGTCTTGTTCTTTTTTCCTTTCTGCAAATGCTTGTTTGTCTGATTCTTGTAGTTCAAGTTTTTCTTTTAATAAAGCATTTCTATTAGCATCTTGCTCAGACATAAATCCTTCGATTTGTGCTTCTACTGCTTTTAATTCATTTTTAGCTTCTTGTACTGCAAGATTATCTTCATCTGCACCTGTTTTTTTGAATTGAGCTTCTGCTGATGCTAAAATTAACTTTGCATTTTCAAGCATTAATTTTTCTTGCTCCTCAAGTGTAGCTTTTAAATCATCATTAGCTTTAATTCTTTCTTCAATAGTTTTAAATTCATTATCTCTTATTTGTCTTTGTTGTTCTGCTTGTCTATCATATTCTTCTATTAATCCTTGATTTGCTACTCTTGCAAGGTCAGCAGATTTTTTTAATTCAACATTTGTTTTAGCAGTTTCTAATGCTGCTTCAACACTTATATCTTTAACACCTTCGACAACTTGTGTAGCTATATTTCCTGCTTCACTAATTGCTTCTGAAAAATTATTTGCAATATTTGAACCTGCATCAATAGCATCGTTTCCTATTTCAACAAAA